AGATTACGTGTAAAAGTGGTGCGGGGGTCAATTAGTCATTTGTAGTGGTCGCGGTTTTTGTGTGAGTCGTCGATGCGATATTCGCGATATTCGCGATATTTTTTTTCACCAATTGACCCGCCCACACAACGCTCATTACGTATAATATAACAAAACAACAATTGCTTACCACCGAGTATTCTTTGAAAAACGATTGCTCCTGATATATAATAATAGAAGATCGGATCAAACGAAAATAAAAATACCACACAAGTTGAATGAACTCGGCAATCGAAATCACTGTTTTATGTGTGGGGTATTCCTTATGTAAATGAGACGACACGTATAACATCAGATTGGATATTTCGGCTAGGTTGAATATATATGACAAAGGTTCGACGTTTTCAACATTCAACATATCGTATAATAGATAAAGTCCAATGATATGGTGTATCGCAAAGATTTTAGATAAACGGGTGGACTTTTTTATGGAATGGTTCGTAGTTGCGGATGTGGTGTATATGACCCGTAGTAAATACACTAGATCGTATATATAATACCCGATGCTGACGTGAATGGCGTAATTCATATTGTAATTAAAGTTATACTGAATGACGTAACCAACACAATGTATCGCGCTTACCATATTATTCGCTACACTGTGATCTTGTTTGTGTTTTTTGATTTCGGTCGTAATGGTGTGCCAAAACGCGACGATGGGCAGAAGATAGGCGATGTTTAACATAATAGAGAAGCGGGGGGGGGTGGGGTGTGTGTGTTTCTTCTATGTATAAACGACTTGTATTTATGTTATTTATCATCGATTTACCATCGTTTGATGTTTGCGTGTAGAAATGTGTGTATCGTAGTTGCTTTTGTAACAGCATCTAAAGTCACAAATTTTACATTCGTAACCGCCCTCATTTTTCTTTTCGGTCGGTGTAATGAGTGACTCATTTTATTTACCATTTGTCCTAAAAATGTCCTATAACAACCCTATAAAATAACCCCCCATTTCCGACGCGGGGTCGACCCCCCGAAAATTATCAGTGTGGCGTTTTCGGGGGCAAAAATGCGTTTTGTGAGCGTTTCAGTCACAACCCCGTTTTTTGGGGGGTGCGCAATTCGTGTTTTCAAAACTTTCACGCGCAATCCCCATTTTGGACATTTTTGTGGACATTTTTGGCGGAGGGGTATAATTACCATAAAATGGCGTGTAAATCCCATAAAAAATGAGTCATTTACCCAAACCATTATCGTAAGGATTTAACCAAATGTAAACGGATTATTTTCGGTCAAAAATCTCTCGAACATTCATTTTGAACGGAATATTTTTGGTCGGTTTCTATTTCACGTCGGACCTAGGCCGGTTTTTACCAATAACTCTTTGAGTATCTTATTTTCGATCATTAATTGCTTGATTTGTTCGAGGGTGAGAGATGCCGGGTCAGCGTCCGGAATCGGGACCAGGTTGTGCGACTGTAGTAGTGGTTGCGCGCCTCGACAGATCGGTTTGTGTTTATAAATACTTGTTCGTGATTTGAATACCTTATTACACACTGGGCATACTTTTTTATTCAGTCCGCCGGTATTCATTACATATTCATTTTGCTGGTGCTGGTGCTTACGGGTCTCCAAATGTCGGTTATAATCCTTTTTGTTGTCTGTAATATATAAACAATTCTGACAATTATAGACAACCGGGGGTTTTTGTGACATTTTGTATATTGTTTTGTATTGTTTTGTATTGTTTTGTATTGTTATTGTATTGTATTGTTATTGTATAATAAAAATACAAAAAATTCTAAAGATAAACGAGCGCGGCGATGCTCTCGTCACTTATTCATTCGTGTTCGTGTGCGTCTTCACGCCCTTCTCAACCGCCACCTTCGTCGCCACGCGGCGTATGACCTTGGCGATGTTACCTTCCTTCTCCCCGTCCGTCACCGCCTTGGAGAGTTTCATATACCGTTCGTTCTCTCGAGTGCTGCTATTCATACATCCATTTTTTGGAGGTTGTTTATCAGGATGTTTGACATTCCTTCCACATACCCCATAGTCCCCACGTTTTCTAAGTCGGTCATGTTCAACTGGATCGAATTCACGAAATCCTTCATATTCATCGCATCCTTACATTTCTCGTTGAGAAACAGGTTCATATTGAACGAGTTGTTGTTGGTGGTATTCGCATGGATGGTGTTCGCATGAATGTTATTGTTGTTGTTGTTGCTATTTGACATTCCGCCATTTTTACACATTTCCATCATCATTTTGCTTTGAAATTCGGCATTTTGTTGAAACATCATCATCATCATATCGGTGAAGTTTTTGGTGAGGGTTTCACAAAAATATTTTTCGGCTGGAGTTGTTGGAACGGGTGAAGTGGTGGGGAATAACGGTACTGACGGCGCTGGCGGAACGGTTGGTTCAGAACCACTCGCCGTATCCTTTGCTTTACAGATCACCTTATGCTTATATATACTTGTGCGGCATTTGAATATTTTGTGACAATCTTGGCAAACATATGTGTTGGAAACAGGAAATTGTTGCTCTGAGGTTGAAACACATCTGATTATATGTTTCTTTCTAGTTAAATGACGTTCATAGTCCGTTTTATTGTCTGTCGTAAAATCACAGGGTTCACAACTATAACAAACTCTGTTTCGGTTAAATGTGGACAATGGCATATTTTGATTGTATTTTGAGTTATTGTGCCTTACCGGTCTTACCGGCCTTACCTGCCTTGCGGGCTTTACCGGTTTTACGAGTCGTACGACGCTTACCGGTTTTGAGTGGAATGGTTCAATAATATTCAATGTCGCATTTAACGCAACGAAATGCTCTTGTTCCTTTTGCCGTGCTTCACCGAGGTCTTTACATTTATAGAATGCGATTATATTCATAGACCAGTTATCCCATCCGCCATTACTTCGAATGACCTTATAGACCTTACAGTTGTGATTTGGATAATTACTTTTCATACAAGATAACTGGTGTGATTTTTTCCTCTTGACGAAATTTACCGTATGACCTACATATACGTCATGTATATTCGGGTCTTTACACGATATCTTATATATAATCGTGTTTGAATAATCTTTATCGTGATTTGACATTTTCGTATATTAATATTCTATGAAAATATTTTTATATAGCATTTGAACCTTCAATCTAAGGCGCTACCGCCTCCATTCGTGTGAGATTCTTTCTCAACCGCCACCTTCGTCGCTACTCTCTTTATGACCTTGGCGATGTTACCTTCCTTATCCCCGTCTGTGACTGTCCTTGATAATTTGAAATACTTTTCATTTTCGCGCGTGTTACTATTCATACATCGCGGGTTGGCCTTCGCCCATTCACCAACCAGCGCCACGTTCTTCTGTTCGACCGCCAGGACAGCATTCACCATTTTCGGATGGTCGGGTCCGTCCCGCGCCCATTCATTATTGTCCTTCACATATAAAGTCTCGCGCTTGACGTCGCTACAATGGACTGGGCGCTTGTATACATCCATCTTTTGGAGGTTGTCTATGAGGATGTTTGACATTCCTTTTACGTAACCGTGGGTTCCCACGTTTTCCAGGTCGGTTAGGTTCAGTTGAATGGAATTCACGAAGTCCTTCATATTCATCGCGTCCTTACATTTCTCGTTCAGGAACACGTTCATATTGAATGAGTTGTTGTTGCTATTGATGGTGTTTGCGTTGATGGTGTTATGGTCGCCGTTTGATGCGATCCCGATGGAGGACGACGGGGCTGTGGCGGCTGGGGTTGTATTACTGACTTGTGTTTGTGAATTCTTCATCATTTCTAGGATTTGTGCTTGTAAATTGTTGTTGGTTTTTATTAGCTCGACCATCATTTTCTTACAAAATTGTGTATCAGTTATCATATTACGAAGGTCGGTTGATGTTATTTTGATATTCTCATCTGGGAAAAAAACGTCATCAGTGTTTATTTCTGATAAATTATCAGATACGAAATCAGTAACCGTTTGTTTATTAACTGCCACACATATTTTTTTATGACGACATAGTCCAGAAAGATGAGAATATTTCTTATTACAGTTGGGGCAAATGAACGATAATGACGGTTGGTGTTCGATTTGAATATGTCCCATTATCTTTTGATGTTTATAGGTCAAAAGATGCGTGTCGTAATTAGATTGTTTAGAGCATATAAAGTCGCATTTTTCGCAAATATAAGCACGTTTTTTTCCATTAGGCATAATTGTATTGTTCCCTATAGGTCTTACACGGTTTACACGGTTTGCGCGGTTTACACGGTTTACACGGTTTACACGGTTTACGCGGTTTACCGATTTTGACGGGAACGGCTCAACGCTATTCAGTGTTGCGTTCAACGCGACGAAATGTTCCTGTTCCTTTTGCCGTGCTTCATTTAAGTCTTTACAATTATAGAACGCAATTATAGACATATTCCAGTTCTCCCAACCACCATTATTTCGCATCACTTGATACACCTTACAGTTGTGGTTTGGATATTTACTATTCATACAAGATAACTGGTGAGATTTTTTCCGCTGGACGAAATTTACTGTATGACCAACATATACATCTTGGATACTCGGGTCTTTACACGTTATCTTGTAGATAATCGTATTTGAATAATCTTTATCGGGAATTGACATATTTTATATATAAATATTCACAACAATAATATTTATATATATCGTATTGATTTTATTTTTGAACGGATTATTTTTCTTTACTTCGTTCCATTTTCCATAGTATTATACTTTTGTAGTATATAATCACATAATTCCAATGTCTGCGACAGCGCCATCTACGAGTCGTAAAATAATAGACGGTTTCATCTTCTACAATGAACTAGAGTTATTATCGTATCGGTTGAAAGTCCTGAACGACCTAGTTGACTATTTTGTCATTGTAGAAAGCACGCATACTTTCGTCGGCAAAGAGAAACCGCTGATTTTTAGGGACAATGCGGCCCAATACGCTGAATATAGCCATAAAATCATTCATATTATCGTGGATGATATGCCGTATATCCACCCCAATATCAATATTCGCGCAGGTCAGCAATGGAAAAACGAAGAATGGCAGAGAAACGCGATTGCGACAGGATTTGCGAAAGTATGCGGTGAATTATGTGAGTCAGATATTCTAATGATAACCGACTTGGATGAAATACCTGACCCGAATACATTAAGGAGTATCAAATACGGCGGCGAGGGCGAGGGCGAGGGCGAGGGCACGGGCGCATCGGAACTGCTTGCGAAACCCGGTATCTGTATTCTTGGAATGGATTTGTATTATTACAATTTACACGTGAAGTATACACAGAAATGTGATTGGCCGAAAATACTTACTTATAGAGCCTATCAAAAAATGAATACAACGTGTAGTTTAATACGAGGAATTACGGCTTGCCCACGTATCGCCGAAGGCGGCTGGCATCTCTCATATTTCGGCGATTACGAGTTTATGAAGAATAAGACGGAGAATTGGTCGCATCAGGAATTGAATAATAGTGATACTACCGATATAGCGAATATTGCCGACCGGGTGAATCGGGGAGTGGATTTATATAATAGGTCCTATGTGTCGTTCCACAAAATTCCCATCAAGGATAATAAATATTTGCCGGTGGATTATGATAAGTATTTGACGAAGTATTACACGGAATGACTCGTCGCCGTCGGCGGCGATGTCGGAGGATGACCTTGGATGACGTTCTTCAGGAGTTCCTTGAGTATTTTGTTTTCCATAAGAATATACTGGATTTGTTCGGGGGTGAGTGATGCTACCGCTGCTTCTGTTGCCGCATTACACTTTTTAATGTGCGTATATACCGCGGTGCGAGACTTGAATTCCTTATTACATTTCGCACAAGATGGTATTTTCGGCGGGCGCGCTTCTTCTTCGCTTACGTCATTTTTCGGCGGATGATTCTCTATATGCTTGCGCGATTTTAAATGACGGGAATAGTCCTTTTTATTCCTCGTTAAAAACATACACGTTTCACAATTGTATATCACGTGAGGTTCAGACATTATATATCGTAGTTATCCTATTATGATAAACACGATATAATAATTGTGGGAGGTTGAACGAATAGGGGGGGGGTCAATCATTAATTCGCATTCGTATTCATATGTGATTCCTTATCAATCGCTACATTCTTCGCCACGCGCCGTATCACCTTGGCGATGTTGCCCTCTTTCTCCCCGTCGGTGGCTGCCTTGGATAGTTTCATATACCTTTCATTCTCGCGTGTGTTGCTGTTCATACAAAGCGGATGCGCCTTGGCCCATTCATTTACCAGGGCCACATTCTTGTGTTCCACCGCAAGGACCGCGTTGACCATTTTCGGATGGTCGGGACCGTCCTGTTCCCACTCGTCATCGTCCTTCACGTATAAAGTCTCGCGCTTGACGTCGCTACAATGGACTGGGCGCTTGTATACGTCTGTCTTTTGGAGGTTGTCTATGAGGATGTTTGACATTCCCTTTACATAACCATCACGTTCCACATTTTCCAGGTCGGTCAGGTTCAACTGG